ATCTTCACAGGAATGCCAAGCGGTTCAAGATTTGTGTGAGCCACCGGCGGTGGGGGAAGAGTGTCTATGCGGTGACGGAGTTGCTGCGTCAGGCTCTGGAAATAGAGACGGAGCGGAGTGATGGGCGGTTTATGTATCTCGCCCCGTATTATCGCCAAGCCAAGCAGGTTGCATGGGATTATCTGTGTTACTACGCCCGTGACATACCGGGGACGAAGATAAATCAATCCGAGTTGAGAGTTGATCTGTTGAACGGCAGTCGTATTCGGCTGGCGGGAGCGGGGGATGACCCGGATGCCTTGAGGGGTATTTATCTGGACGGTGTAGTGCTGGACGAGTACGCCGATATGTCGCCAAGGGTCTGGAGTGAGATTGTGCGCCCTGCTCTGGTTGATCGTAAGGGATGGGCGATATTTATTGGAACGCCGAAAGGCAGGAACCATTTCTGGCGGTTGTACGAGGACTCAGCAGACGACCATGAATGGTATCGCGCTATTTATCGTGCCTCGGAGACCGGCGTGGTTGATCCGCACGAACTCGCAGCCGCCAAGCGCGAGATGGGTGAAGATGAATACTTGCAGGAGTTCGAGTGTTCGTGGACCGCTGCGATTAAGGGTAGCTACTATGGAGGGTTAATTGAGGACGCAGATAAAGAAGGCCGCATCTGCCGTGTGGAGCATGATCCGGCGATTCCTGTCCATGTTGCATGGGATTTGGGTATCAGCGATTCGTGCGCTCTGTGGTTTTTTCAAGTCACTCTGGGCGAAGTGCGTATCATTGATTACTACGAACACAACAACGTAGGACTTGAGCATTACGTCAAAGTCATGGAGGAAAAGGGGTACTGGTACGGCGATGACTGGTTGCCCCACGATGCCAAGGTGCGTGAATTGGGGACGGGCAGAACCCGCGCCGAGACGCTGATTAACATGGGCAGACGGCCCCGGATTGTGCCAAATCAGAAGATTGCGGACGGCATAAACGCCGGGCGGCTGTTGCTCCATCATTGCTGGTTTGACGAATTAAACTGTGAGCAGGGCCTTAATGCGCTGCGTTCCTACCAGAGAGAATGGGACGACGTGAAGCGCGTTTTCCGCAAGACGCCGCTGCATAACTGGGCCTCGCATGCGGCGGATTCCTTCAGATATCTGGCGATTGCCTACCGGAATTTGAAACCAAAAGACCCGGAACCAGATTGGCAGGAAGAAATGCTGAAAAAACCAAGCCTTGACGATTTGTGGGAAATGCACGATTTTGATGAGGCACGATATATGGAGCCAAGAATCTGATGGCGATTGATTACGGTATGCCGGACAGTGGTTTCACCGTGGGTGGCGGCAGCATGGGCCAGATGTCCCAGGGTATGCCGGATGCCGCGATGCTGGGAAATATTCTTGGCGATCTGACGGCTAAAATTACGGTTTGGGAGGAAAGAATCCCCGGAGACTACGCTGGGGTTCCCAAAAAAACCAAAACAGTTGAAGAAATCGATCTGGCCGAGCTGATGGGTGGCCCCGCACCGATGAGTGGTGCCGCGCCGATGATGATGGACCCGAATATGGCCCCGGCCCCGCCACCCATGATGGGCGGGATGCCGCAAATGGCACAAATGCCCCAGATGCCCCAGCCTCAACAGATGCAGCAGCCTCAACAGATGCAGCAGCAGATGCCCGGAGGCATGGGCGTCCAGGCAGCGCAGTCTGTCATGCAGCAATTCGGCTAGGTGTGAATTTTTGGGAAGAGAAAACACTCGAAGAACTCTCCCCGACGGAATGGGAATCGTTATGCGACGGGTGCGGCAAATGCTGCATGGTAAAACTGAAGGATTCCCGGACAGATGCCGTATTCTATACGGATTTGGCGTGTCCCTTACTGGATAACGAGACTGCGCAATGCTCAAACTACCCGGAACGTCAAAAACTTGTGCCTTCCTGTGTGTCGCTGACGCCGGAGAACATAAATGAGATCGATTGGCTGCCTAAAAGTTGCGGATATGTCAGGGTTGCTAACGGACAGCCGCTNGAATGGTGGCATCCGCTCNTATCCGGCAGCAGAGAGACAGTACACAGCGCCGGAATATCCGTGCGCGGCAAAACCGGCGGGGCGAGCATAGCCGATGGCTGAAGTTCGGACTGCATTTCGCCCTAATGAAGCCCCGATGGTATCAAGTGCTTTAGCTGCGCCTATGGACGAAATTACTCGACATCATTATAAGAATTTGGCTGAAGGAAATGAAGTAAGAAATCAAGATGGTACGATTTCTACGGTTTTTACCAGACAAGTAGAAATTGATGGCATACCAACACTTGTACCTTCTGTGTGGGATGGCGAAATCATCGAAGATGAAAAAGAAGTGGTAAGAAAAGCCAAAGAGGCAATGAGATCGGGAATTAAATGGCCGCAAATAATGCCTACTCATGGCGGTAGCGCTGCAATCCAAGAAGCTCACTCCAAATTGAGAGTTTTTGACAAAAAGATTCATAAGAATATGAAAGATATTTCTGCGAAAGAAGCGCGAAATATTTTAGATAAGAGTAACTAATGGCTGACACACGCGAAGATCAGGAAAAACTGTACGGCACCGCACGGTACTGGCAGCGTGAGATCGATCAGGCCAGCGAGTTCGAGAAAGACTGGCGGGATCGTGGCATCCGTGTGGTAGAGCGTTACCGCGACGAACGCGACACCGGCGTTGTTGGGCCGCTCACGCACCGCTTCAACATTCTCTGGGCAAATACTGAGACGCTGAAAGGCGCATTATTTGCGCGTATGGCGCAACCGGACGTGCGCCGACGGTTTAATGATGGAGATGCGTCAGCGCGGCAAGTTGCTATCGCTCTGGAACGGGCATTGCTCTACGGGCTGGATGTTTATGACTCGGAAACGCCCATAAGAGCCGCTTTGGAAGACTATTTGTTGCCGGGGCGCGGTGTTGTGTGGGTTGTTTATGAGCCGATTATCGTTAAAGAAAAGACAAAAATTGAAATCAAGGGTGAAGACGTACAAATCCTTGAAGAAGAAGAAATTGAGCGTCTGGGAGATCAGCGTTGCCGCTTTGAGTACGTTCATTGGCAAGATTACCGGGAAAGCCCCAGCCGAAGGCCGGAAGATGCAATGTGGCGAGCGCGGCGGCACCTATTTACACGCGAAGAGCTTGTCGGGCGTGGGTTCGATCATGCGGAAGAAGTGCCGCTGAACTGGATGCCGGAGCGTGAAGACATTTCCGACATTGATGAACTCTACAACCGCGCCGAAGTCTGGGAAATCTGGGATAAAGTAAAACGCCGCCGCCTGTTTATAGCTACCGGGTACAAGGACGTATTGGCGGACGATGACGATCCGTACACGCTGGAGAATTTTTACCCGTGCCCCACACCCCTGATAGCGGTGCGGACAAACAATACCTCCATTCCGGTTCCTGAGTTTACGCTTTACCAAGATCAAGCCGACGAACTAGATCGCGTCACAACCCGGATAACTTTCTTGATAGAAGGGCTGAAACGCCGGGGTGTCTACGATTCCAGCATTCCAGAACTAGCTCATCTGGCAAATGCTACCGATAACGAGTTCGTTCCGAGCGATAATTTCTCGAATCTGGCTCAAAAAGGCGGTTTGGGCGGGGCCTTCCAGACGGAAGACATTTCTGCCATCACTCAGGTGCTTGCCGGTTTGTACAACCAGCGGAACCAAGTCCTCCAGACAATGTATGAGATAACAGGAATCTCTGACATTCTCCGGGGCGGCGGGACTAAAGCCAGCGAAAGCGCAACGGCGCAACAGCTAAAAGCACAGTACGGCTCCATGCGCTTGCGACTGCGCCAAGAAGATATCTCCAAATACATACGCGATCTGTTCCGTATCAAGGCCGAATTGATTGCAGAGAACTATGAGCCGGAAATTCTTGAGCGCATGACAGGCGTCGAAATTACGGACGAGATGGTAGAAATCATGCGTAACGATAAGTTGCGCAGCTACCAGATTGACGTAGAAACGGACAGCACCGTATTTGCGGACGAGGAACAGATAAAACGGACGCGCATTGAATTCGCCAATGTCATGGGCGGGTATCTGGTGCAGGCAATCGAAGCCACACAGGCTGCGCCGGAACTAACGCCGATAGCTTTCCAGATACTAAAGTTCGTTTCCGGTGCGTGGAAAGTCGGCAGACAGTTTGAGGATGTTATCGGGGAAACCGAAGCCGCTGTGATGGAGAAACTTCAAGCCGCGCAGCAACAACAACAGGTATCACCAGAAGAGCGTATCGCACAACAACGCATAACGGCTGAACTGGAACGCGAGAAGCTGAAACAGGAAGGCAAGCTCGCAGATATAAACTCCCGCGAACGTGCCACAGCGGCAGAAATACAGGAGAAAAGCCGCGCATCCAGTGAGCGTGTGCAAAGCAAAGAGGACTTGGCGATGCTGGACGCAGAACTGCGGATGGCGGAGGGCCAGCAATGAGTTCTGAGTATCGTAAAAACTATGATGCGATTAAATGGCCCAAAATAAAGGCAAAGAAACGCATCGAAAAAACCTTTTCAAAGGCGGCTCATAATATTATGAAGGACATTGAGCCGTTTCTAAGTCCTGTTGACGGAACTTATGTAACGAGCAGATCAGAATTGCGCGAACATGAAAAGAGACATAATGTTCGCCAGATTGGCAATGACTGGGCGGGAAGTGAACGCCCTTCAAACTGGGATACTATGAGAAATGTCAATAACTGAGACTAGCACCCCGGAACCGGGGCCAGCGTCAGAAGGTATAACACTCGATGGCGTCCTTGAAAGCGTCATTGGCGGAGATTTCACGCACGGCGATGTGAAACCAACTCCAGAAAATCCACCAGCTATCGCCGGAGAAACCAGCGCGGAAGAAGTCGAAGTCGGAACAGACGACTCATCGGATGATGCCGCCGAAGGCCATGAAGCAAGCGAAGACGAGGCCACTCCCGAAACAGACATACCGGAGTCTGAAGCGGAGCCAGCGCCAGATGCTTTAGCTGCACCGAAAACATGGCCTGCTGAACAACGCGAAGCGTTCGAGCAACTACCCGATGAGCAGAGAGATTTTATGCTTCAAAGGGAGAGCGAGCGTGATGCGGCGTTCACTCGCAAGACGACTGAACTGGCAGAGCAGCGAAAACAAGTAGAGGGTTTGCAAGGCGTTCTGGCACCGTACAAACAGCAGATGCAAGCTCACGGGATTAGCGAGGCCGAATATATCTCGCGTCTTATGAGTTATGACAATGCACTACGGCAGAACCCACAAGCGGCCATCACTCAACTCGCCCAGCACTACAATGTTCAGCTAACGTCAGGCGATTCGGGCGCGGATTATGTAGAGGATTATTCTACTGATTCGCACACACAGCAACTGCAACAGCAACTGGCCCAGACGCAACAGCAAGTTAATATGTTGGCCCAGACGCAGCATCAGGATCGCTACAAACAACTTGAGGATCAGGTTGATATTTTTGCGAATGAGAAAGACGCAAATGGAAACCAGAAGCGTCCCCATTTTGAGAAGTTGCGTGAACGGATGTCGCGGCTCGTAACTGCCGGAGAGACTCAAGACTTGCAGACGGCATACGATATGGCGCTTCGCCTTGATGACGATCTTTACAAAGAGACGTTGGCAAACGAGCGTACAGCCGTAAGCAAGAAAGAAGATGCCAAGCGTAAGGCGGCTGTCGATAAAGCCAAGAAAACGCGGCCTTCCCAGTCTACCGCACCTCCCAAGGGTACGGTATTGGCAAACGGTCTTGACGACATTTTACGCGATACGATTAACACTGCCAGAACGTAAGAGTTACTGCTGTTGCCCCATGATGGGAGCAAACAGAAATGGCTACCTCTCCAAATAGTACCTATACGGAGATCGTAACCACTACGCTCGCTGGTTATTCCAAGACGATGGCCGACAACGTGACGAACAACAATGCGTTGCTTCGCCACATCGACTCAAAGGGCAACAAGTCCCCGGCGACTGGTCGAACCATCGTTCAGGAGCTTGAGTACGCTACGAACTCGACAACCAAGTGGTATTCGGGTTACGAGGTGCTTGATACTTCAACCAGCAACGTGTTCACCGCTGCCGAGTTTAATTACAAGCAGTTGGCGGGCAACGTGGTTATCTCCGGTCTTGAGCAAGTCGAGAACTCCGGCCCAGAGCAGATTTTCAATCTTCTCAAAAGCCGTATTCGGAACCTTGAAAAATCGCTCAAGAACACGATGGCGACTGCGCTTTATGCAGACGGCACCGGAACTGATTCCAAGGAAATTGGCGGGCTACAGCTTGTCGTTCCCGGCACCGTGGGTAACACGGTTGGCGGTATCAACAGTGGCACCTACACGTTCTGGAAGAATCAGGTGTATGACTTCTCGACGGAAACCGTCACTGCTTCCGCTACCACAATCCAGACGGCCATGAATACCTTGTGGCTTGCCTGTATCCGTGGTGCGGATCGTCCTGACGTGATTGTCGGTGATACCAACTACTTTGGTTTCTACTGGTCCTCACTTCAGACGAACCAGCGGTTTACCTCTGATGAGTCGGCGTCGGCTGGTTTCATGAATCTGATGTTCATGGATGCACCGGTCTACTACGACGATCAGTGCCCGGCGAACAAGATTTACATGCTCAACACGGACTATCTCTTCCTCAGATATGCGGAAGGCCGTGAGTTTGTGCCTCTTGGCGAGAAGGCTTCCGTAAACCAAGACGCTCTTGTCATGCCTGTTGCATGGGCCGGAAATATGACGGTCAGCAATCGCGCACGGCAGGGCGTCATTCAAGCCTAAGGAGGACTTAATGCCTTATACATCTCAATCAGCGATTGGCATTGACTTCGATGGCGGGACTGAAGCAACCCCGTCGCAGGCTCTTGGAACCAGAATGGTAGGAACCGATGCTTCTACTTGGCTCTACGTCACCGCAGGCAGCGCCGTTGCCCAGTATGACGTGGTTGCCGTGACGGAAGCGTACTCTGCCGTTCCGATTACCAAGGCTCTAGTCGATACCGGTGAATTGATTGCCGTAGCGCCCGAAGCGATTACAAGTGGGCAATACGCATGGGTTCAGTTGAACGGGGTTTGCACGATCAACGTCTTGGCAAGTGCTGCCGCAGATGTGATCCTGTACTCTTCAGCAACAGCCGGAAGCCTTGATGATACCGCCACTTCTCATACGAGAGTTGACGGCATCAAGCTAACCACGGCTCGTGGCGGCACGGCGGGAAGCGCACCTGCCATCGCCTCGTATCCGAAGTCGTTTGTAATCTAACTGCAAAGGGAGTGCGGGGGCGTAAAAACCCCCGCACAACTGCTTATGAGCAATATCAGGATCGAGTTTCTACCCGGTGAAGGTGACGGGCCGGACTTGGTTGAAATCCGTCGAGTCGGTGATCCAAACACTGTTCTTTACAAGGTGACGGAAAAGGCTGAATGGTTGGAAGAGCATTTCCCTGCTGAACTCGCGGCCTATCAGAAAAGCGGTGGGAAAGTTGCGGATGCTATCAAGCCAAGAGGTGCCGAATTAACGACACTAAAAGGAGTCGGCCCCCGACGAGCGCAGACTCTTATCAATCAGGATGTAAATACTGTTGAGCAGCTTGCCGAGCTATCGGACGCAAGTGTTGGAAGCCTCGGTGCCGGGACGGTGGATTTACGCAAACAAGCCCGTGACTATCTTGCCGAGCAGTCCGGTCAATCACCAAGGCAGGTTATTGGATGACATTACTCACGATATGCCAAGACGCAGCCAAAATCATCGGGATAACTGCGCCTGATGCTGTAACTGCATCAACGGATACGTCTGTTATCCAGCTTGAGGCGTGCGCGAATCAAGAAGGCCGCGCCCAAGTCCAACGGTATAAGTGGGAAGTTTTAATAAAAGAAGGAAGCCATACGACTCTGGCTGCTGAAAGTCAGGGCACGATGGTTTCGATTGCGAGCGACTTCGGGCGCTTTAGCAACAACACAATGTGGAACCGCACGACAGACAGAACCTATTACGGGCCGATTACCGGCTCCGAATGGCAGCGTGTTCTAGCGGTTGTCAGTGGTGGAATTACCAATTATTTCCGCATTCGTGGCGGGTTGCTGCTTATGCACCCGACGCCCACGGTAGGGCAAAGCGTAAAGTTTGAATATCTGTCCAAGAACTGGGTGGATACGTCCGGTGGCTCTACCGCCAATGCGGACAAGTTTAGCGGCGACTCGCAGACTACTGTTCTGGAAGAGGAACTGGTTATTCTGGGTGTCGTCTGGCGGTTCTTGAAGATCAAGGGACTGCCGTTCCAGCAGCAGTTCATGGAATATCAGTCCCGTATTGAAGAATACAGCGGACATGACGGAGCGAAACCGATCCTGCGTATGGGCGGCCCCAACAGGGCTATTCTTGCGCTCAACGTGCCGGAAGGTAACTACGGCTTATAGAGGAGATTGAAATGCCGCAAGGAACAGGAACATATGGCAGCAAAGTAGGCCGTCCACCAAAACGATCTAATCCACCAACACCTCCTGTTAATTTGAAACAACCACGACAAGGAACAAGAGGTCCAACAAATCCTAATGAAATGTCTCGTACTTTACGAGCAAGAAAAGCGGTTAACGATAAAGGAAATTCTCGAAATCCTAAACCGGTATGTACTCTGGGCGGCCCTCCAAAGTAAGGCATCTAAATGGCGCGTGATATATACGGCGAACTGCTCTCACGGGCGCTGAGCAGAGGCGCACCGCAAGGGCATTTTGCTGCGTACATTACACCGCAGGAAGGCGGTGCCCTGCGCTCTATGGGCGGGGGCGTTGCTCCCGGCGGTGGGCAGTATATGGCTAATGGAATTCCCAGTTTTCAAGAATCGGGAGATTACGATCCAGGGCTAAGTGAACCGACTGGCCCCACTGGTGGCCTTGGTAGCGCCGCTGGAACAGGAAGTGGAGGTGGCGGCCAAGGTGCTGGTAGCGGCCTAAGCGGCGGCGGCGATGATGACAGCTTTTCGATGATGGACGATATGTTTTCGGCGGCGGCGATGCGTGGTCCTCAGACTGCTAGCCGGACTGGCGGAATGCTTGGTGCTGAGATAACTGGGCCATTAAATGTGCAGGCGGCTCTTAATATGGCTCAGATTGGCCGGAATGAAAGAAATAAAAATGCCGACGGCACTCTCACTGATATTGGGAGAGCGGCTGTGAATCTAGGTATCAGTAGGGGCGGTCTTGGTTCTGAGTCTCCTGGTGCTACCCTTGCGAATAACAATCCTGGCGCGACCATTGATCAGGTGGCCTCTGTAAACCAACATTCATCTCGAACGGGCGGTTATTCGGTAAACGATCCGTACAGTGATGTGTCTGTTCCGGCTGGAATGAACATGGGGATGATTCCTGCGCTGGCAGGCACCATAGCCGGGTTTGGGCACCCCGCTATAGGGCTGGGTCTGATGGCTGGATACCCTACATTGGGGAGCATGGCATTAAACGCCGCTAGAGCGGACACAGGAATGATCGGATCAGCCATGAGAGGATTTCAAACTAATATCACTGGTCCTATTAACGAAGCATTTGGTGTTGTCACCCAACCTATAGGGCAGTTGGGCAACTTTCTTGGAAGCGGCGTCAGGGCCGGTGCATCTGCTGTGGGTGACTTCCTTAATGAAAATGTTGTTGATCCCCTTGGGGGGTTCGCCACCGGTTTAGGAGAAGATATCACCGGGGCGTTACCGGATTTACCGGGTTTACCGGGTTTTTCTCTAGGAGATGTCCTTTCCCAAGGTGAGACGCCAGTTGGCACCTTCCAAGGCCCCCAGACAGGGGGGAATCAGGAGGTATATGTTCCACCGCAACCTGCGCCTATAACGGAGCCGTTTGTTTCCGATAATACGGAAACGCAATCTGCAAATATACCGCCGGAGATTCTGGCTAGGATACTGGCTAATGAGCAGTCCGGCCGAGAACGGATAGGATTGGCGTAATGGCTACTTCTCCCGTCGCCATGACAGCCCAGAGCAACGCAGTGCCATCGCCTATTGGCGGCTTGAACACTCGTGATTCTGTCGATCTGTTGCCAGAAACCGATGCTATCCGCTTGGATAACTTCTTTCCGGCGCGTTCCCATGTTCAGGTGCGCAACGGTTACGACGATCATGTCACCGGGCTGCCGTCCACCGTTCAGAGCTTGATGGTTTACGCCAGCGGCACGACAAGCACGATGTTCGCCGCAAGCGGCGCTGCTGTCTACGACGTAACCAGTGCCGGTTCAGTCGGCTCTGCTGTCATCACCAGCCTGTCCAACGCCCAGTTCCAGTGGGTGAATATGACAACTTCTGGTGGATCGTTTCTGTTTATCTGCAATGGGGAGGATGCACCGCGTCACTGGAACGGTTCCGCATGGGCCACGCCGACACTCGGTAGCATAACCGCTGCTAATGTTATCAATGTTGAAGTCTACAAGGAGCGGTTGTTCTTTGTCCTGACGAACAGCCTGACATACGGCTATTTGCCGGTGAACAGCGTGGCCGGAACGGTTGCATCCGTCAATCTGGGCAGCGTGTTCAGCAAGGGCGGCAAGATCATGGCGATCAGCACATGGACACGCGACGGCGGTTCAGGCCCGGACGACAATATTCTGTTCTATACGGATCAGGGCGAGATCGCCATGTACAGCGGCACTGATCCGTCTGACGCCACGAAGTGGAGCCTTGTAGGTGTTTACACGGTAGGGCGTCCCATAGGGCGTCGGTGTATGCTTAAAGTGGGTTCTGATTGCTATCTGGTAACAGAGAACGGCCTATTGCCCATGACGCAGGTTCTGGGCACTGGTGAAGCCGCTCCCAATCGCGCTATCAGCGACAAGATCAGTAACAGCTACAACGACTCGGTTGTCACCTTCAAGGATAGATTCGGGTGGCAGGGAGTTGTCTATCCTAAGGGGGGATACGCAGCAGTGAACGTCCCCAGTTCTACAGATGGAAATTTCATCCAGTATGTGGTCAATCTGGATACGGGATCGTGGGCTAGATTTACCAATCAAAACGCTTACGTCTGGGCGGTTTACAATAGCGATCTATATTTTGGCGGTGACACCAAGGTTCATAAGGCGGATAGCGGTACGGATGACGCTGGCTCTGCCATAGAAGCAGTTGCCAAGACGGCCTTCATATATTTTGGCGGCAGAAGTGGCCCCAAACGGTACACAGCAATCCGTCCCGTTATGGCGAGTGACGCTGATCTGGAGGTAAGCATCGGCTTTGATACGGACTTCAGAGATGGCACAACCACATTCACGCCCAGCACGACATCCAGTATTGCTTCGGCTTGGGATACAGCAACGTGGGATGCTGCAACGTGGGGTAGCCCGATAACCACTCAGCAGGCGTGGTTCAGTGTTGCCGACATTGGCTGGAATGCCGCCGTGCGTGTTAGAACCAGCACTACCCAGCAGTCTGTAAGGTGGCTTGCGACAGATGTCCGTTATGAAGTTGGTGTCGGCCTATGATGAGTGATTACATTTGGGATTTGCTGGAACCCGCTACAGAAGGGTTCGAGTGTGTTAATCGGGAAGAAGTCCAGCAGGGTTTGGACGAAGGTGAATTTACGCTTTTTGAAGGTTTGGAATCTGCTGCTGTAACGTGTGCCTTTGGAGATTCCTTGAGAATTGGACTGGCCGGTGGCAACCTATTGGAGCTTAAAAAGATAGAAGAAGAAATCTGCGACTTTGCCAAGGCGCGGAACTTCCGGTTTTTAGAGATTATTGGACGCCCCGGCTGGGAACGTGAATTAACTGATTATAAA